TTACAACAATAATGGCTATAAAATATCGTGGACAAACATTTTCTGGGTACAACAAAGCAAAACGTACACCAGGACATAAAACAAAGTCGCATGCCGTATTAGCAAAAACGGGAGACCAAATAAAACTTATACGTTTTGGTCAAAAAGGTGTTAGTGGCGATAAAACTAATACAGCACGCTCACGATCTTTTAAAGCACGACACGGTAGTAATATTAAAAAAGGGAAAATGAGTGCCGCGTATTGGGCTAACAAGGTTAAATGGTAGGAGAATAACATGGCGAAAAAAGGTTTATATGCAAACATTCATGCAAAACGTAAAAGAATAAAAGCGGGTTCTGGTGAAAAGATGCGTAAACCAGGAAGTAAAGGCGCTCCAACAACAGCTAATTTTAAAAGAAGCGCCAAAACTGCTAAGAAGAAAACATTAATTTAAGATAAGTGATCTTGTTGCCATACTTTTTTTTCTAAAGATATAGCGGCTTCTAAAAATATTTTATTATCGCGGGCATTTTCTTCATCATCCCATATGTCGCCAAAACTTACTACTTCTTTTAATTCTTCTACTTTAGATTGTATAGCAACGATTAACACGTTACGCTCTTTACTTGTTAATTCTAGTTTTATTGTATTATTTGGTGTTTCTAGTTTCATTTTTGACCCCTAAAGTTAACTATATTATTAGCAAATTGAGTAGCACAACGAAGCGTACAAAAATTATCGTATTTTAATGCGTAGGATTGACCATCCCATGTACTAAAAGACGAAACATGCTTACCTATGTTTTCATAGGTACGAATATTTTTGCTTACTAATATGTCATTGCCTAAATATTCAAAATTAGCATCAAATAAATAATCGTATTTGCCATTCATATTATAAATAACATTTGTTACTTTGTGGGCTTTTTTACCACAGTTTTTACAAGTTTTTATCATTTTTGACCCCTTTTGTTAATTGTTATATAATATATATGGTAAACATGACATAAAATGTCAAGTATTAGAAAGAAAATATGTTTAAAACCGAAAAAGACCGCATAGAAACTTATAAAAGAATGTTTGCAACCGATGACGGCAAACAGGTCTTAGAAGATTTAAAAGAACGGTTTCATATAGAAACAATGACATTTGTTGATAACAACCGGGATTTGAGTTTTGTCCATGAGGGGCAAAGAAGTGTCGTACTGTATGTACTGCATTTATTAAGAGAAGATAAACTTAACCAACAAACAATAGCGGAAGGATAAAAAAACATGGCAGAAGAACAGGTAGCGGATGCTCCAGTAGAAACTGGGCAAGCACCGTCTGATTGGAAAGCAAGTCTCCCAGACGATATAAAAAATAACAGTTTAATACACAATATGGATGATGTGGAAACATTAGCCAAAACAGCCATTCATGCACAATCTATGGTCGGTGCCGAGAAAATAGCTATTCCTGGTAATTGGGCTAATGATGATGATTGGAACGGTGTATATAATAAACTTGGTCGACCAGAATCAGCAGAGGGTTATGAACTAAAAAACCCAGAAGGAACAGAAGCTATTGATGGCGACATAAAAAGTTGGTACCAAGATTTGGCACATGATGCAGGATTAAATAACCGCCAGGCGCAAAAGATATTTGAAGCGTACATAGCAAAAACGGGCGAAATGGCTCCTGTAAATGAAGAATTAAGTCAACAAGATTTAGAAATACAAAAAAGCGAAACCGAAGTAACCCTTAAAAAAGAATGGGGAAAAGCGTTTGATGACAAATTAAACGAAGCTAAAGGCATACTAGACCAATTTGCCCCGGAAGGTTTTGCAGAAATTATGACAAAAGACGGTATTGCTTTGGGCAATTCTCCAGAGTTTATAAAAACTATGGCAAACATTGGTAGTTATATAAATTCTAAAGTAGGAGAAGATAAGATTATTGGCGCTAAACAAACGCCATCTCTTACACCAGAAGATGCACAAAAAGAAATATCAATGTTGCGTGGCGATCCTAAAGATAAAGGGCCATATTGGAACAGCAGACATCCAGACCATGCAGCCGTTGTCGCAGAAGTTTCACGACTAATGGAATATTTACATCCAGAAGTCGAGGAGTAGGATAAGCGTAAGCCCCTACCGAGCCAACAGCGTCAAGTTGGAGGTAGCATACTTAATGTTAAAGTGTCTTGTAATACAGGGTAGCACTTGTTTTTTTATTAACTTATAACACGGAGGCTTATATGTCTACACAAGTGAGTACAGCTTTCGTTCAGCAATTTTCTTCGAATATTACTATGTTATCTCAGCAAATGGGTTCCCTTTTGCGTGGTAGTGTAGATTCAGAGACTATTACTGGAGAGAAAGCATTTTTCGATCAAGTCGGAAAAGCAGCCGCTGTTGTTCGTACAACTCGTCATGGAGATACACCGTTAATGTTAGCGGCTTAATAAGGAAACTTATTTCGAATAACCTAGTGAATTCAAGGAAACTCTCATTGAGACAATCTTGAGCCAAGCCCGTAAGGGAAGGTGCAACGACTATCCAGAAATGGAGTAGAAACCAAGCGGTTTCGAAGCGCTAGGCATCCTAAAGGATGATGATATAGTCTTATCTTGCAGGCAACTGTAAGCAGCGAAAGCGGGAAAAGTTAGCGACTTTTTTGAAAAAATGTAATGGAAACTCCACATACGAGACGTATGGTTACTCTTAGCGATTATGAGTGGGCAGATTTAGTAGATTCTGTAGATAAAGTAAGAATGCTTGCAGACCCTACTTCTACTTATGCAAGAGCAGCAGCAGCAGCAATGGGAAGATCAATGGATGATGTGATTATTGCCGCAATTAACGGTAATGCACAAACAGGTAAAGCAGGTTCAACTGCAACAGCTTTACCATCAGGGCAAAAAATTGCTCATGGTTCCGCAGGTTTAACTATTGCGAAATTAGTAAGCGCTAAGAAACTTCTTGACGCTAATTCAATCGATCCGTCTATTCCGAGATACATAGCGGTATCACCAGAACAAATTGAAGATTTGTTAAATAATACAACAGTTACTTCAGCAGACTTTAATACTGTTAAAGCGCTTGTTCAAGGTGATATAGACACTTTTGTTGGTTTTAAATTTATTGTTACTAATCGTCTAACTGACGATGGTACATCCAGATTATGTCCAGCCTGGGCAGAAGATGGCGTTAAATTAGGAATCGGTAAAGATGTTAACGCTCAGATTACGGAAAGAGCGGACAAAAGCTACAGCACACAAGTTTACTATTGCATGTCTATTGGGGCAACCCGCATGGAAGAAGAAAAAGTTGTGCAAATAGCTTGTAACGAGTAAGGGAGGATTATAAAATGGGTACAGTTTATTCTGATCAAAAGACTAAATGGGATCAAAATAATCCGACTGAAGCAATTAAACCTAATGAAATGGGTGGTCGTGTTCGTGTAGCATACGGTTCTTATACCGCATCTGCTGAACAATCAGACATTCATATGTTTAATTTACCAAACGGTGCAAGAATACTGTCTGGTGAATTAGTCCATGTGGCTTTAGGTTCTTCTACAACAGCATCTGTAGGCCATGCAGCTTATAAAAATGCAGCGGGTACTGACGTAGCTGCTGACGTTGATGAGTATAAAGCAGCAGCCGCTTCTACATCAATTACTACAGTTGATATAGCAGCAACGGCAGCGCTTGGCAAAAATTCAGTTGTTGACGCAGACGGTGATGGGCTTCCTGTTACTGTCAGTATTGCTGGTGCTAATGGTACTGGTAAAGTTGAACTTAAAATGCTTTACGTTATCGATTAATACAAATTGGAGAGAGCAAGCGTTTGCTGCTCTCTCTCTTTTATTTAGGAAAAAACAATGGCTTCAGACGTTGATATAGCAAATAGTGCATTAAATAATTTAGGCGCATCCAACATTAATTCTTTAACAGAAGATAGTGTTGCTGCCCGTATCTGTAACCAACGCTATGAGTTTGTTCGCGATGCTGTTTTTAGAGCGCATCCTTGGAACTGCTTAGTAAAACGATCTTCATTAGCACAAAACAGTACAGCACCTGTTTGGCAATATACTTATGCTTTTAATTTACCAACAGACCCTTATTGTTTGCGTGTTTTACGAGTAGAAGATTTAGATACAGATTATAAAGTAGAAGGAAGAACAATAGCTTCCGATAATTCTACAATGAAAATAAAATATATTGGTCGTGTTACCGATCCTAATGAATACGATATGCTTTTAATAGAATGTTTATCTGCACGACTAGCAGCGGATATAGCGTATGCTATTACAAATAATAACGCATTAACAGCAACTATGTGGGAAATGTATAATCAAAAATTAAGCGAAGCACGTTTTGTCGATGCTACCGAAGGTATGCCAGGCACAGAAGGTGTTGATTATGGCGTATTACATTCTAATACGTTTATTAATTCGAGGTTCTAATGCGAGCCACCACCTCTTTTACAAATTTCACTTCTGGCGAAATAAGTGATTTATTAGATGGTCGTACCGATTTAACACGGTACACTAATGCGGCAAAAAGTTTAACAAACTTTGTTGTGCATCCTGCGGGTGGTGCATCCAGACGACCAGGCACAAAATTTATACACGAAGTAAAATCAAGTGCGGCTGCGGTAAGATTAGTACCGTTTGAATTTAATACAACAACAGCTAATACTTATATATTAGAATTTGGTAATTTATATTTTAGAGTATTCCGCGATGGCGGTATTGTTACTGAAGCAACAAAAACTATCTCTGGTATAACACAAGCTAATCCAGCAGTTGTTACAGCTAATAGTCATGGCTATTCTAATGATGACCATGTTATTATTAATAGCGTAGTAGGCATGACAGAAGTTAACGGTAAAACTTTTGTTGTAAAAAACAAAACAACAAATACTTTTCAAATACAAGATGTAGATGGCAATAATATAAATTCTACAGGTTATACAGCGTATTCATCTGCAGGCACTTCTGCAAGAATATTTCAAGTAACAACGCCTTATACGACAGCGCAAGTAGCGGATTTAAAATTTACACAATCAGCGGATGTTATGTATTTAACACACGTTGACCATGCGCCAAGAAAATTAACACGGACAGCCCATACAACCTGGACACTTACAACACCAGATTTTGTTAATGGGCCGTATTTAGATGAAAACAGTACAACAACAACATTAACAGCTAACGCACGAACTGGTAGCAGTTGCACAATTACATCATCAGCTGATTTGTTTGAAACTACGGATGTTGGTCGTACTATAAAGATATACGAAGGTTATGCTAAAATAACAAGCCGTACTAACGCTACAACTGTAGTAACTACGGTGCAAACAGATGAAATTGGCGTAGCAGAATTATTGCCATCATACACAGCGAGTACCATAAGTTTTGTTGAAGGTGATCCTGATGCTACAGGCAAATCACACAATGATTTTATAAGAGACAGCACAAAACAATTTATAGAACAAGGTTTTAAAGAAAATATGACTATTACGGTGTCTGGCGCATCGAATAGTGCTAATAATGGCGATTATGAAATTGTTAAAGTAACAAGCGATGAAATAACACTTGTTCCTGTTGATGATGTTGTAAATGAATCAGCGAGTAATAGTATTACAATAGTCGGTAAATTACACGCAACAAAAGATTGGTCATTAGGAGCGTTTAGTGAAACAACAGGTTATCCAAGAGCCTGCGCTTTTTATGAACAAAGATTAGTGTTTGCAGGAACATCAACACAACCGCAATCGTTATACTTTAGTGTAGCGGGTGATTTTGAAAACTTTACGGAAGGCGATACAGACGCTAGTGCCTTAAATTACACTATTGGTTCTAACCAAGTTAATCGTATTGTGTATTTAGCTAGTGCGAGTTCTTTATTAGTAGGAACAACAGGTGGTGAGTTTGTGGTGCGAGCCTCTGGAACGGATGAGCCGTTAAATCCAGAAAATGCACAAGTTAAAAAACAAGCGAGTTATGGTAGCGCTGATACACAGCCTGCTCAAATAGGTGGATATACATTATTTGTGCAACGGGCAAAACGTAAGATTAGAGAACTGCATTATGTGTATGATACCGATAGTTACCAAGCCACAGACTTAACTATATTAGCTGACCATGTTACAGAAAATGGTATTGTTGAGTTAGCGTATCAACAAGAACCTGACAGCGTTGTATGGGCTGTAACAGGCGATGGTAGGTTGTTAGGGTTAACGTATCGTAGAGAAGAAAACGTAGTAGCCTGGCATCAACATAAATTAGGCGGTACTTGGGTAGATGGTAGCACGACTTACGATTATGGGTTTGTAGAAAACATTGCATCTATTCCCGGAGAACTAAACCAAGATAATTTATACATGGTTGTTAAAAGAACTATTAATAGTGTAACCAGACGATTTGTAGAATATTTATCGTTATCGGATTTTGGATCAGACGTTACCGATGCTTTCTTTGTTGATAGCGGATTAACGTATTCTGGTTCAAGTGCATCAACAATAAGCGGTTTAGATCATTTAGTTGGCCAAACCGTTTCTGTTTTAGAAGAAGGATCAGCGCATCCTACAAAAACTGTAGCTTCTGGCGCTATAACATTAGACCGAGCAACAACTAAAGCGCATGTAGGATTAGGATATACGTCAACATTAAAAACACCACGCATGGAAGTGCCAATGGCAACAGGCACAATACAAGGTAAGATAAAAAAGATTTATAATGTAACGGTAAGATTTTTTAGAACTGTTGGCGCTTCGGTTGGTACCAGTAGTGATAATTTAGACACAGTTCCATTTAGAGACAGTTCGGATAAAATGGACACAGCGGTGCCATTATATACGGGCGATAAAACGATTGAAGCGCAACCTAAATGGGATACAGAAGGCAGTATTATTGTTGAACAATCACAGCCGTTGCCTATGACGGTTGTTAGTATATACGCTTCTGTAGATATACAAAATAAATGAAGATTGTACCGTTTATACCAGAACATGCTACCGATATAATACATAACAAAAAATTATCTTTAGGCACATTATATCCAAAGCATGAATGGAAAGCGCATATAGAAAAAGCTGCACATTACGATGGCTGGACAGGCTTAGACAATGGACACATTGTTGGTTGTGCCGGGATAATACCGTTATGGGAAGGTGTTGGCGAAGCGTGGTTTATTGGTGCGGATCGCATACAAAAACATACACTCAGCGCTGTACGATTTGTAAAGCAAGTGTTTAAAGAAAAGCAAGACGAAGGCGATTACATACGCTTACACGCTAATGTGCGTGCCGATTGGCCAGAAGCAATTAAGTTTGCCAAACTGGTTGGTTTTACAAAAGAAGGTTATATGAAAAAGTTTGGCCCTGATGGGTTAGACTATTTAGTAATGGGAAGGATTAAATAATGGGCCCAGAAGTAGCAATAGGCATGCAAGTAGCAGGAACAGCAATTTCTGCAATGGGAAGTTTATCAGCAGGAAAAGGCGCTAAACGTGCTGCAGAATTTAATGCTCAAGTTGCTGAACGAAATGCTAAAACAGCAGAAATAAAAGCAGAAAATATACAAAGAACGACAGAGTGGAGTATTCAAGATAGTCGCAAAGAATTTAGAAAATTAAACGATGCAACACAAATGGCGTATCGTGGTAATGGTTGGTTAGCAACAAGTGGTACGCCTTTAAAAAGAGCTTTAGCTAATGCTATGATGTTTGAAGAAGATATTGTTGTGCAAAAACATAAAGCTAATGTCGCATCATTAGAACAAGAAGAAATAGCTACTAATGAACGTATGCGTGGCAGTTTAGAAAGAATGAAAGGTAAAATTGCTATGCGAACAGCAAGAGCGCAAGCATTTGGTACTTTATTGTCTAACGCAGGATCTGCTTATACTACTTATAAAACAGCTTAATTTTACAGGACAACGCAATGAAAGTACCTACATATAAAAAGCAAGCATCTTTTACTCCTGAAACAGGAGGTAGAATGTTAAACGTACAAGCCGATGCTAATGTTTTTTCAGCACCAGGGCGTGCAGCAGCGCAAGGCGGACAACAATTATTTAATGCTGGATTGCAATGGTATGGACATGAGTTAAAACTAAAACGTGCTAGTGAATTGTCTAGTAACGATCAACTGTATCAAGTTAATAGTGCAAAAATAAAAAATGATTTATTGTACGGAGACCCAGAAAATAATATTGCGCCTTGGGATCCTGCTACTGTGCAAGATGAATTTCAAAATCGCACTAAAATATTACGAGATTCTTTAGGTTTAAACATTCAAGATAAAGTAGTTAAAACACGTTTTTTATCAGCAGCCCAAACACGGGATGTAACTAATTCTATAGAAGTAATGAAAATATCTAGGGCATCATTAATTGATAAACGTCTAGGTGAATTAATTACAGAAGAAAATATGTTGTTAGAAGATTTAGCAAAACATCAACCAGGCACAATAGCTTATGAAGAAGCCTATACAAAATATTTTGGACAAGAAGGATATAGTGGCACAACAGAAACAATAGTTGATCCTATTTTAGGCGGTAAACATGTAAGAGTTCTTACAAAAGGACAGCCACAAATATTAGGTCTTTGGGAAAAAGCTGCAGAAATGGGTTTAATTTCACAAGAGGAAGTAGCTAAAAAATATATAAAAGCAGGAGAAACTGTAGCTTTAACAACTTTAAAAGGACATATAGCAGCTGCAGGTACAGAAGAAGATTTAAAAAAAGTATTAAACAATTTACAAGACCCAACTAAAAGAGCAGAACTGTATCCTAATTTATCAGAAGCTGATGTTAATTATCAAACAACTAAATTGCAAAAAGCTATTGAATTAAAATTACTAGAAGAAGAAAGAGATGACAGAAATGCCCGTCAAGAAGCAGATAGGAATGAAAAAATAAATTGGCGTAAAAATGCTACAAAATATACAACACTAATTGATAAACACCAATCTGACCCTGAAAACAATCCACCTGTTACACATAGCGAATTGTTAATAGCGTATGAAAATAATGATATTAAAGAATCAACTTATAATGCTTTAATTGCAAGAATTTCAAACAGCGATGCTTTGTCTACAAATACTGCTAAATTTGCAGATACTGTAACCATGATAAAAAATGCACAAAATGATGATGATTTAGAAGCAGCGTATGATTATATTAATAGTGGTTTAGGTGTTAATGGTTGGTTAAAACAATCTGATTATAAGATATTAAATAACATGATTGAACGCAAACAAGAAAATACACCAGAATACAAAATGTATGAGTTTCAAGGAGATATATTAGAAACTACATTAAAACAAACTTTTGATGTTAATGATGATCTTGATGGCGAAGAAAATCAGGAAATAATAAATCAAGCAACTATTATGTATGAACGATTAGCTAATCCTGGTAATCCAGATGCTATATCAGGAGAAGAAGCGTATGAAAAAGTTATAAACACATTTACGTTTGGAAGAACAAATGTTCCGCCAGTTATTATACCGCAACAAAGTATTACAAAAAAACCTAAGTTTTGGAGTTTTACAGACGTTAGAGCAGCGATTACTGAATTAGGAAATAATCCTAATAATTACTCTAATGACAAAATAGTAGAAGAAGTTAATAAAGCAAGAGTTATACTTAGATATTTAAACAGTTTACATGATGCAGGTAAGTATGAAAACGGGCCAAATGGTAATGATGATCGTTATGGAAATATTGAAGAACCTGTAGCAGAAATACCAGATAAAAATCTTATGCAAAGATTAGACGATTTATTAAATAGTATAGAAATTCCATCTATAGGCAAAAAAGAACCAGAATTTTAAAAGAAGGTATTAACAATGGATGAAGAATTAGTTGTTAACACTTTTACTGAGGGTAAAAGTGAAGAAACAGATGATGCTTATGCAGATTTTTTTAGTTCAAGAAAAAATCATTATAAGCGAGAAACAATCGGCCCTATGTTAGAAGCAAGAGGATTAGACCCACAGTTAGCTATTGATCCTAATTATACTATTCCGTCTGTAGAACAGGAGCAAGAACAAGAAAAATTAACAGACGAAATTTTAGCACAAGACCCTAATTGGATTGCTGCTTCTAAAGTTATATGGGAAATGAATCAAGAATCAGAAGAAAAAAAATTAGCTAAAGACCAAGAATTTTATGGCGCAGAAAATGTTAATATAGAAAATCGTGTGCCTTACAACCCTACTAATTTTAAAACAGCCCCTACAGAAGATAAAGATTGGGGAAAGTATGGCATAGAAATGATGGGTTTTTTTAATTACAATATACCCCACATGGCTTTAGATACTACTAAATTAGCAGATGCCGAACCGTGGCAACGTGTTGCATTTTATTATATGATGAGTGGTTATGATGAATTAGGAACATCTTGGAATGGAACTAAACGATTTTTTAATGGCGTATTAAGAGACCCATCAACGTATATAGGCTTAGGTATTTTAGGCTTAGGAGCAAGGCAAGCAGGCAAAGGATTAGCTAAAGAAGGCATAATGGCTGCAGTTAAACAATTAGCAAAAACAGGTACTATTACAGGCGCAGAATCAGGTGCATACACAGCTATAGATAATTTTATGAGACAAAAAGCTGCTATAGGTGCAGGCGCTCAAGAAGAATTTGACATTATGGAATTGCTTAAAATGACGGGTTTTGGAACGGCTGCTGGAGTTACATTAGGAGCAGGATTGCCTGGAGTACCTACATTAGCAAAAGGTATTATGGGTGAAATAGGACAACGTAAAAAAGATAATTCATTATTAAATTTTATTCAAAAAAATCCAGAAGGATTTACTATTACAGTAAATGATGTGCCAGTACCTAAAGAAGGTTATGTTGTTGCACCATTAAAAGAATTAGAAATTGTAAGAGATGCTTCTAATATAAATAGATCAGATATGCGACTATATGCTAAAAACATTAAAAACTTATCAGAAGCAAGTGAAAGAGACGTATTTGCAGGCGGATGGTTAAACGATGAAGATGGTAAATATTATTTAGATGCCGTACAGGTATTTGACAAAGAAGATGATGCGCTGTATGTTGGGGCATTAGGAGATCAGGAAGGAATATTTAATCTTGGAAACTTTGAAACAACAAGAACCAAAGAAGGAATTGAAAAACTCAAAAAATCTGGAGTTTATTCAGGTGAAGCCTTCAATGAGCGAAGAAGAAATTATGAAGGCATTAGAGCAAAACTTGGTCAAACAAGGGTGGACAATTAACGAAGATGAATAATCTTTAGTTAATATTTTATATATCTTTATGTAAGGCGGTTTTTTACCGCCTTTTTTTATGGAAAAATTATGGCTATAAATCAATTAAACGCGCAGGAAATTGCTCCTGTCGAAAAAACTGGTATGGAAGATGGTACAGTAGAAGAAAATCCATTTGACTTAATAACACCTTCATCTCCACAACCAGAAGAATTTGATATTGCTAATAGTGCAACCAAAAATTTAGGAATATGGGGTAGTAAACAAATAAGTAATTTTTTTTCTGGTGAGTGGATTACAAATCGTTTAGGTGGATCGTTAAAAGATGCAGCTGGACAAAAAGTAAGTCGTGGAAATATATTAGAACAAGCAGAAATAAAACGCAGAGAAAAAGCTAAACGAATAGAAGCAGGTGAACCTGTTAAAGATGTTATTACAACTAAAGTAATAGATAGCGATGAAAAACCTTTTAAAGTTGAAAGAATTGGTAAAAAACAATTTGCTATTATAGACACAAAAACAAATAAACCATTAGAAACTTTTACTAAACGTAAAGATGCAAATAAAAGATACCAGGAAATACGGCCTAAACCAGATGTTAAAGAACAACCAATTTTAGGACAAGCTGCAGAAGATATTGAAACACAACAAATAGTAAATAGTTTTGGCATAGACGAACAAAATACAGCCCGTATATTTAATGCTAATGATGAAGATACAGCTACTGTTATAACAAGTTTATTAGAACCTAAACGTACTGATTTAATATCTGGTGGTTTAACAGATTTTAATGCAAAAAATTTACCTAATGAAGATAGTGTAGTTGCAGGCATAGAAGCAACAAGTCAGCGTTATAAAGGCAAAATAACAAAAGAAAATAGAGGAGTTGTTACTCAAGAAGCACAAAGACAATTAGCAGAACTAATTGGAATGAAACCTGAAAAATTAACGCAAGCTATTTTAAATAGAAAAATGGGCGGCACTATTAATATTGAAGGTATGGGTTTAGCCGAAACAATGTTGGCTGCTAGAGATTTATTAGTAACAGAAGCTGCTAAATTAGACAAATTAGCAAAAATTGCTAGTGAAGGTGGAAAAGCAGATAAACTAAATTTTAAAAGACAATTAACTTTAGTAGGTAATTTACAAGCACAAATTAAAGGATCGCAAACAGAAATTGCTAGAGCATTGGGGCAATTTAATATAGCGGCTCGAAATGTTGAAGGTGAAGAAGGCGCTAAACTTATTAATAAAGATTTAACTGGATTAGCAGATGAATTTGGAGGAGAAGAACATTTAGATGCTGCAATATCCGCTTATTTAACTTTGCCTTCAGGAACAGCGCAAAGATTACGATATGCACAAGATATTGGTAAATTTAAAAAATTTACTAATGCTGCGTATGAAGCGTGGATTAATATTTTATTAAGTAGCCCTGTTACACATTTTAGAAATACAGTAGGAACTTTTGTAACAACATTTGCTACAATTCCTAATACCGCAATAGCAGCAGGTTTAGGATCAGTTCGTAGAGGTTTAACAGGCGCAACAGATGGTGTGCGTTGGGGAGAAGTACAAGCAGCTATGTTTGCAGCTATGACGGTGCAAAGAGAAGCATGGCAATTAGCTGGTCGCAGTTTTACTAATCCATCAGACACATCAAGTTTATTAAGCGGTAGTAAAATAGATTATCATAAACAAAGAGAAAATGCGTTTTCTGCGGAAGCGTTTGGCGCATCAGGCGTTACAGGCCAAACTGTTAATATATTAGGTAATATTGCTACTATGGGTAGAGCGCCTACAAGAGCGTTACAATTTGAAGATGCGTATTGGAAAGTTATGGCTAATCGCATGGAATTATATAAGTTAGCGTATCGTGATGGATTAACTAAAGGGTTAGATAAAAACCCAGATGCTTTTGCAGAACATATCTCAGACTTTCTTATAAATCCCCCTGCTAATGCTATTGAGCAAGGAGAGACTGTTGCTAAATATGTAGCGTTACAAGCAGATTTAGGTCAATACGGAAAAACAATAGGCAAAGCAGCGCGTGTTCCTATTATGCGTTGGTTTGTTCCGTTTTTTAAAACACCTGTCAACATGGTAAAATATGTATCAGACCATTCGCCTGCTGGCGCTTTATTTGGCGATACTAAAGCTATGCTAAGAAAAGGTGGTGCTGACGCTGATATGGCAAGAGGTAGAATAGCTATGGGCAGTTCTGTTATGATGGCAGGTATGGCGTTAGCTATGGAAGGTCGTATTACAGGTGGTGGGCCTAGAGATGCTGAAATGCGACAAGTTATGATGGACAATGGGTGGCGCCCATATTCTATTAAATTTGGCGATACTTATTACAATTATACAGGTGCTGAACCTATGGCAACATTATTTTCTATGGTTGCTGAAATACATGAAGTTATGGAAACAGGACAAGCAACTGATGATGAAGCATGGGAAATTATGGCAGGAGCAGCAGCTTCTATGGGATATATGTTAACTAATAAAACAATGTTACAAGGCACAGCAACTTTTATGGATGCGGTGCGTGATCCAAGTAAATATGGCCCTAAAGTGTTAGAAGATTTTGCACGAAGCGCAGTACCTTCTGTAGTTGGTCAAATAAATCGTACTTACGTTGATGATACAATTCGGCATACGCGCAGTTTGTTAGACAGAATAAAATCCCGTACTCCAGGATATAGTAAAACATTACCACCTAGAAGAAATATTTGGGGCAAAAAAATTATGTATGATCCTGCATTAGGGCCAGACATTGTATCACCTATTAGTATGTCAACTATAGAAACAAACCCTGTAAATGATGAAATTATCCGTTTGCAAACAAATATATCACCGCATCCAGATAAATTAAAATTATTTAAAGAATATGACGCTATTAAATTAAGCCCAGAAAAGAAAGATTTTTTTGATAAAAGAGCGGGTGAATTAGCTTTTGAAATATTATCTGAAAAAATGTTAACGCCTAATGGCAAATCTTTAAATAGAGATTGGCAAGAAGGAATTGCAACTAGCCCTGATTGGGGAAACATGGAAATTCTAAAAGCATTTAGAACAGCAAGAGATAGAGCGCAAAAAGAACTCATGGCAAAATACGAAAAAGAATTAATCGATTTAAGAGAAAAATTAAAAGAAAAAGCTGCTGAAGAATTAGCAACATATAGACAACAAAATCAATAACAATAAGGAAAGACAATGACTGTATCATCGTTAACCACCAAAAATAGTTATTCAGGAGACGGAAGCACAACAACTTTTGCTTATGGATTTAAGATTTTTGCGAGTTCTGAAATTAAAGTATTTATACGGAGTTCTACAGGCACAGAGACATTAAAAACTCTTACGACCCACTATACCCTTACAAACATAGGCAACGCATCAGGCGGTAATGTTGTGTTTGAATCAGGAAGTGTACCAACTGCTACAGAAACTGTCGTGTTAATAAGAGATACAGCATTAACACAAACGCTTGATTTAGTAGAAAATGACCCCTTCTTGTCTGGTAGTTTTGAGGATAGCTTAGATAAAGTAACGCACCAAATGATTGAGATACAAGAAGAAGTTGATCGTAGTTTTAAAGTTAGTAAAACTAATGCTATTACTACTGCTGAGTTTACCGATAGCGCAACAGACAGAGCAAGCAAAGCCCTTGGTTTTGACAGCGATGGTAATTTAACAACAGTTGCAGACTTTTTGCCTAAAGGTGGCGATAGCGCACAGTTTACATACAGCACAACAACTACGGATAGCGACCCCGGAGCAGGCGTTGTAAGGTTTAATAACTCAACTATTGGTAGTGCGACTATTGCGTATATAGATGACTTAGATGCAGCTGGCACAGACGTATCTGCTTGGGTGCAATCGTTTGACGATGTTGCTGGCAATGCAACAAACCGTGGCCGTATTCGTGTAAGTAAATCTAATACCCTAGATACTTGGCATGTATTTAAAGTATCGGGTGCTGTTACGGATGCGTCAGGTTATTCTAAAGTTGCATTAACATATATAGACGGTGCAGGCACATTAGCGAATAACGATAAAGTGTTTATAAGTTTTGTAGCGTCTGGTGAAGATGGAGCAATACCAGGATATTATTATAAGTTTGATACAGGCACTTCAGACGCTGATCCGGGTGCTGGAGAAATAAGATTTAATAATGGCACATACGCTTCTGCTACTGCAATATATATAGATGATGCAGATGCAAATGGTGTAACAACTTCAACCGATGTATTAACTTGGGATGACAGCGATAGTACAATAAGAGGGCATTTACATATAGTAGATATAAACGACAGTTCTACTTATGCACGATTTAATATTACGGGAGCATCAACAGACGCTTCTGGGTATAACAAGTTAGCTGTTACGCATGTTGCATCGAATAATACATTTAGTGCGGATGATGAATTGTCTGTGCATTTTTCTCGAAGTGGAAATACGGGTGATACTGGTTCAACGGGTTCAACAGGATCAACGGGTTCAACAGGTGCAACAGGCGCAAGTGGAACAAACTCACAATTATCTATGACATGGAATAGTAGCACATCTGACGCAGATCCTGGAGGTGGTAAGATAGCATTCAATCACGGAACTGTATCAAGTGTATCTATTTTATATGTAGACGATGCTGATGATGCTTCTGCTGATATATCTGGATTTGTGCAATCGTGGGATGATATTAGCAATGCTAATGCTAGAGGTATAATTACTGTAACAAAAGAAGGCACCGCATCAACGTATGCTATGTTTAAAGTGTCTGGCGCTGTAACGGATGCAAGTGGTTATACTAAAGTTCCTGTAACGCATGTTGTAAGTAATGGTTCTTTTTCTAACAACGATGGCATAGGCGTACACTTTAATTATAGTGGCGCAGATGGTAGTGGCGACATTGAAGGTGTAACAGCTGGTACAAACTTATCTGGTGGTGGTACTTCTGGAACAGTTACTGTTAATCTTGCTGACGCAAGTGATTCAGTAAAAGGTGCAGCAAGTTTCCATTCTGATAATTTCTCTGTATCAAGTGGTGCTGTAACAATTAAAGATCAAGGTGTAGCTTTAGCAGAAATAGTAAATGTAAGTGCTACAGATAAAATACTAGGCCGTAGTTCAAGTGGTGCTGGTACTATAGAAGAAATAGATTGTACTTCAGCAGGTCGAGCTTTGTTAGATGATGCTAATGCTTCAGCACAGAGGACAACTCTTGGGTTAGCGATTGGTACAAACGTACAAGCCTATAATGCTGACATTGTAGCTAAAGATGAGCAAAACACTTTTACAAAAGCACAGTTAGCAAGTACACAATCAGCTAATGCAACTGGTAGTACAACATTAGATTTTGATACATACCAAAACTTTATATTAACATTTACAGGTAATGTAACTTTAGCAGCACCTAGTACCGAAGCATCGCAAGTAGGTCAAACAGGTGTTATTATAATAAAACAAGATGGTACTGGTTCACGAACATTATCGTTACATGGTGATTACGAAACTCCTTCGGCTGGTGGCGTAGGTACAATAAGTACAGCTGCTAATGCAGTTGATATAGTTCCCTACTGTGTTTTAGCTGATAATAGAATACTGCTTGGTGCAGTACAAATAGCGTTTGGATAGAATATGTTTACTAACGAATTATGGAATAAACCCCCTGCAGGTGCAACTGATTTCTATACACATCAAATAAATCATAGTGTTCGTATGCAAATGGGAGCTGGTTCTCGTTTAAGAAGAACTCCTAGTAGTGCAGGTAATAGACAAACTTGGGCTATTTCTATGTGGGTTAAAAGAGCTAAATTAGGAGATGAACAGTTTTTATTTGAAGCTGGAGCAAGTGGAAATCAAGATGGTAGATTAAGAATGGTTTTTACTGATGGTGATGCAATAATGGTAGGTACTGGTAATGCCAATTTAGCTACAAGTACAGCAGTATTTCGTGATCCAGCAGCTTTTTATCATATCCATTGGAAAAATACTGGAGGAACAAATACAGTTCATGTTAATGGACAACAAGTAATTTCTGTTTCTTGTTCAGGTGATACAGCAGTAAATAATACAGTAGCTCATGGTTTAGGTTGTAGGGGTGGTTCTGGTGATGATACATCTTCTAGTCTTGAAGGATATATATCAGAATTTTTACTTTTTGATGGAACTGCCTATTCTTATACGGATGTAACAGATGAAAAAAATGGGGTACTTATCCCAGCCGATCCTTCCTCTCTAACATTTGGTACGAATGGAACATGGCTTAAATTTCAAACAGCAGCAGATTTAGATGATGATTCTAGTGGAAACACAAATGATTGGACTGCAAGTAATTTAGCAACACACGATCAAATGTTAGATACTCCTACCTTTGATTCTAGTTCTAATGGTGGTAATTTTGCTACTATTGG